TTCTGGCATACCAATCCCAATTCTGATGTATCTCTTAGTAAATTTTACATTTCTTTCTTCAGCAAGCTTTCTTGCGTCCTCAAGCATATAATTCCATGCAAGAACATCTTCTCGGAATACAAGATTTTTCATACCTTTCCCTCCTTCCAAAATATCTAGGAAACGCCAAAAAAAGGCGTCTACATTATTACTGTAAACACCTTTTTTGATTTATAGGCGCCTTAAACGGAGTTCAAAAAGTGAAATAAATCATGTTAAATAAAGGCTTTTAGAAATTCATGAATACTTTAATGAATACTTTTGCTACAATTTTCTTATCTTTTTTACTTTCTATTAGCCTTATCAATCATTTCTTTCATCGCATTTCTGATTACGTCTGCTTGAGTTACACCAAGTTTTTGACATGCTTCACGGAACGCTAAAACAAATTCATTTTTGTATGTAGCAGACACGCGCATCATATTCTCTGCTCGCCACTTTGCAGTATATTCTTTCTGATTAAAATCCTTAGTACTTCTTTTTGGCATATTATCTTCCCTTTCTATTTCTAATAAGCAAAACCGTTACTATGCTCGCCACTAAAACGGCAATTAAGATATAAATAGGCATACTTGATATTTAATGAAAAACAAATATAATTTAATAAAGGAGAGGGGCTTTCGCCCCTGGCT